CTTTGCGTCTGTGTGCGTGCGTGCTGTGCGCTGCGCGGGTACGCGGGTGGGGGTGGGTACGTGCGCCCGGCATGGGGGTAGGGGCAGGGGGTGGGGCGATGATGCAGGACTCTATACACCTATATCACCCCCCTCTACCATTTTTCAAAAACCAAATCATCGATTATAAGGAAACTCTAATATGAGCGAAAAAAAGGTATTTGAGCATGAAATAATCCGCAGTAGCCTGCTGGACCGGGTGGTTGACTCGGTAACGAGTGAGTTTACGGAGTCGCGGATAGTGGGTATCAACAAGGGGATTTACAATGTTGGTGCAACGGCGAACAAGTTGCAGATCAAGGCGCGGAAGAAGATCAGGAAGAAAATGATCGCGCAGAGGAAGAAAATGTTGGGTGTCAGTAAATTGCCGGCGGGAGAGATTGCTGCGATCAAGGAAGCTCTGAGTGGCAGGAATGTAGGGTAGCAGATGTCGGATAATGACCGCGAAGAACTGGAGCAAGTCCTGATTGAAATGGACCGGCGCAAGCTGTCCAGGCGCGGTGGATTGGAAGATTTTTGTAAGGGTGCATGGCACGTACTGGAACCCGGGACTCCGCTGTTGTGGAATTGGCATTTGAGTGCGATGTGTGCGTATCTCGAGGCGTGGGCTTTTCGTGATATTCAGCGGTTGATTATGAATGTTCCGCCCGGGTCGATGAAATCGCTGTTGGTATCGGTTTTCACGCCGGCCTGGATGTGGACCTGGGAAACGAGTCACCGGTTTATCAATCTGACGAATGAAATAGGGTTGGCGACCAGGGACTCCAGGCGAATGAAGGATTTGGTGAACAGCGATTGGTATCAGCAACGCTGGCCGGAAGTTCAGATGTCGGCTGACCAGCGAGAGAAGGCGAACTTCGAGAACACGAAAAAGGGGTTCCGGCAGGGGTTGGGTATTACGGGTAACATTTCGGGTAAGAGGGGTAACAGTCTGATTATCGATGACCCGATTGATACCAAGAAGGCGTTTTCGGATGTCGAGATTGCCACGGTGAATGACACCTACGATCAGGCCGTCAGTTCGCGTTTGAATGATTTTGAGAAGGACGGGATTGTGCTGATTATGCAGCGTACCCGAACGAATGACCTGACCGGGCATCTTTTATCAAAAACCGAACAGAACTGGGTGCATTTCAAGGTTCCGATGGAATCCGAACTTGTCCCGGGATATGACCCGGTTGCCGACCTGGGAACTGATATGTACAACGGCAAATCGATTGTCGACCCCAGGAAGGAAGAAGGAATCCTGATGTTCGAGAAACGGTTCAGCCAGCAAACAGTGGATTCATGGAAGGAGGATTTGGGGGAGTATGGTTCGGCGGGGCAGTTACAGCAGCGCCCGACCCCGTTGGGTGGTGGCATCATCAAGAAGAAATACTGGACGCTCTGGCCGAAGAAAAGCCCTTTGCCGTCACCGGAACACCTGTTCGTATCCTGGGATACAGCCTTTTCTGAAAAAGACGTAAAGGATGCAGCCTATTCAGCTGCAACCGTATGGGGTGTTTTCTGGCATGAGCAAAAGCAGAGACATTGCCTGTTTTTGTGCGGAAGGTGGTATGGCCGTGTCGGATATCCTGACTTGAGACTCCGGGCGCAAATGATGACGGAGAAATTCATGCCGGACTGTCACCTGATTGAGAAGAAGGCTTCCGGTATCAGTTTGATTCAGGATTTGAAAAGGGCTGGTATGGGTCGTGGCCGGGTACGGCTCAGGGGATATATGCCAGATCGAGACAAAGTGACCAGGGCGCACACGGCGACAGCGATCATGTCGAGTGGGATTGTATACATCCCGGACAAGAAATGGGCGCATGAAGTGGTGGGGTTATGTTCAGAGTTCCCTGCCGGCGCCCCGCCCTCTGCAGATATTACGGATACAGTGACCCAGGCAATCCTCTATCTGAAAAACGGCTGGTGGATTTCACACCCCGATGACGAAAATTTTACAGAAGATGAACCGATGTTGCCGGAATGGTATGACCAGGAAGACAACGAAGAAGAACTGTTAGAGGCCGGAGGAATGTACGGATGATTGAAGTAATGGAAGAAAAGGGCGATCTTGAGGCCGTCCTTGATCTTGTTGAGGAAGGCGGGACCGAAATTCTCGATGAAGAGGAATATGGAATATATTCGGATTATCTCGACCTGGTTATGGGGTCGAAGGATGCCAAAGATCACAATGCGAACCTGGTAGACCACATCGATGACGACACATGGTTATCGAATCTTGGCCAGGATGTCATTGAATGGTATAAACAGGATCTGCAGACCCGTAAAGAATGGGAAATGCGAGAACGGCGCGGTATCCGCCTGCTCGGAGTCTCGAGCAAGACTGTTGGTGGTGGTTCGTTTATCGGTGCATCGAAAGTAACCCATCCGCTGCTTATCGAGGCCTGCACACAGTTCCAGGCAAGGGCAATCGCTGAAATGTGGCCGTCAGAGGGGCCGGTGAAAGCTGCTGTTGTTGGTGAAGTCACCGATGAACTCATGGCGCAGGCCGACAGGGTTCAGAATTACATGAACTACCAGTATATGCGTGAAATGCCCGGGGCTTTTGAGGAAGAAGACAAAATGCTCTTCCGGCTGCCGATATCCGGGTCCACGTTCAAAAAAGTCGTTTATGACCCGATGGAAGGGGCGCTTGTCTCACGGTTTATCGAGTCGAGTGTTTTCGTGGTCCCTTATTCGGCCACTAGCCTGCGAACAGCCATCCGGTTTACGGAAAAGTACGAGGAAAGCGTCAACGACACCAAAAAAATGATCGCTGCCGGCGTGTATTCTGATTTCATGGTGACTGAAAACACCTACGGGAATAATGAACATACCGGGATTCAGGACGAAATTGACGACACGGAAGGCAGGGAAGACTCGACTTACGAGGGAGATCATACCTCCACACGGTATGAATGTTACTGTTACCTGGATGTCCCTGGGTTTGAAGACAAGGACATGGATAAGAAAATAACAGGTATCTCACTCCCCTACGTAGTGACAGTCGACCACGACACTCAGAAAGTCATAGCCATCCGCCGGAACTGGCGCGAAGGAGACAAGAAAAAACGCAAGCGCGTTTATTACACGCATTACAAGTTTCTCCCGGGTCTTGGCTTTTACGGGTACGGATTCGTTCATGCCATTGGTGGCCTGGCCGAAGCTGCAACCGGCACGCTGCGCTCACTACTGGATGCTGCCGGATTCGCCAATACGAAAGGTGGTTATCGTTCCCGGGATGCAAAAGTCAAAGGTGGGGATGTGCCGATTGGCATGGGCGAATGGCGTGAAGTGGATTCCACGGCAGAAGAACTGGCACAGGCCTTCTTCCCGCTGCCATACGATGAACCATCACAGACGCTGTTTGCCCTCCTGGGTTCCCTGGATGAAATGGGACGGCGATTCGCATCGACCACGGAGAACATGATCGGTGAGGCAGACAACAATGGTCCTGTCGGGACGACACTTGCCCTGATCGAGCAGGGGTCGAAGGTATTCAGTGCAATTCACCTTAGACTCCATCATTCACACGAACACGAATTCAAGATCCTGGCCGAGCTGAACGGCGAATACCTTGATGGCGAATATCCGTATCGTGTACCCGGGGCTGATATGGTTATCAGCAATAAGGATTTTGATGACCGTGTGGATGTTATACCGGTGTCCGACCCGAACACGATCTCAGACACGCAGCGCATCAGTCGCGCCCAGGGTACGTTGCAGTTATCAGAAAATTCACCAGACCTGTACGACAAGCGTGTAGTACACCGCGATATGCTCCGGGCAATGCGAGTGCCGAATGTCGATGAAGTAATGCCACCGGTTGAAGAAGTCCCGCCAATGGACCCGGTTACTGAAATGGGTGAAATCATCAAGGGCGCACCGGTACAGGCCTATCTTGACCAGGATCACCAGGCACACATGGCCGTGCATGAAGCCATATTCAATTCACTGTCAGAAGATGAACAGAAAGCTATTGGCCCGGCCTATTTTGCACACCTTGCAGAACACAAGGCCTTTGACATCAAACTTCACTTTGAAGAATTGATTGGCGCACAGATCACACCTGAGAACCAGCAGCAGGCGACACAGGCTGCAGCACTGGTTGCTCAGATTTATCAAGAAGAAGCAGCGATGGAGGGCAATTTAAGTGGCGAAGAAATGCAGGCGAAAGCCGAAGAAAAACGGAAAAACGCGGAAACAATGGCGAAAATAAAGCGTGATGACCTGGCTGCAGCAGCCGACATAAAACGCAAGGACGATCAGGCTGAAGCCGAAATCGAGCGCCAGGCCGGTAGGGAAATCAACCAGGCGATACAACAGGGGGCTAATGCACTTGGCCTCACTGAAAAAGCTGAAGAAGGAAAACTGAATGAGTGAAGAAAACAGCGTAATTGAAAGTTACCGGGCAAAACTGAATTCTGAAATCGAAAAGGTAGAACGCTACGTCCTCGCAGGAAAGTGCGTTGACCATGCTGAATACCTTGCTCGTATTTCTGAAATACACGCCTATAAACGGGCGAAAGACGACTTCCAACTGACCTTGCAGGAATACTTCGAGGAAAAGGACGAAGACAATTTACAACCATCTGAAGAAGAGGAATTTGAAGATGAATGAAGCACAAGCACTGGAGTTTCCAGAAATGGGTGATGCTGATTCTATACGACCTCAAGATTTGCCGAGGCCTGTAGGGTGGCAGCTACTTATCAAGCCGTATTTTGGCGAGAGCGAGAGCAAGGGCGGGATTATACTGCCTGATGACACGCAAAACGCGAACAAACACCTGAACGTAGTCGGCCAGGTTATTGCAATGGGCGAACTCTGTTACACGGATGATCGATTCAAGGTTGGTGATCGTGAAGCAAAGGCCTGGTGCAAGCCCGGTGACTGGGTTCTTTATAACCAGAACATCGGCCAGAAATTAACGATCTACGACACCGACAACAAGCCTGTCGTTTTTCTGTTTATGAACGATGACAACATCAAGTGTGTTGTTGAATCACCGAAAAACATCAGAGCGTGGGTATAAGGGGGAGACAATGGAAGACGAAATGAATGTAGATGATCTCTTGAATGACGATGACGGCGATCTGATGCCACCCGGCATGGAAAATGAAATCGGCAACGAAGGCGACCTGAATGAAGAACTGGATTTTGGGGCGCCAGGCGAGGAAGAAGTTCAAGAAGAAGATGACGACATGGACGAATACAGCAAGAAAGTCCAGAAGCGCATCAACAAGGAAGTATCTCGCCGGAAAAGTGTCGAAACAGAGCTGAACGTAGTACGCGGTGAATTCACCAAGACACAAAAAGAAATGGCCCAGATGAAAAAAGATATGCTGGAAATGAAAAAAAGCAAATTGTCAGATGAAGTATCAGCTTATTCAGCAGCAGCAAAAACGGCTATGGAAGACGGTGAAACCGACAAGTACATGGAGTTCAATGACAAGATGCTCGAGGCCAAGATCAATCTCAGGAAAACTGAGGATGATATCCAGGCGCACGAAACAACATCGAGTCAGCAGCCTGACAACGTGGCAGATGAAGCAAAGCGATGGATGAACCGCAATGCAAGCTGGATAAACAAAGACCCGTCAAAGTTTGATCGCGCAAAACGCATATCAAAACAACTGCAGAACGAAGGATATGATCTCAACTCTCCTGAGTTCTACGATGAAATGGACGAGCGCCTGGACCCGACACCTACAAGGCGACAAGGGA